TCCGTCTGACTCCACCCACAACAACAACTTCCCCGATTTTGCACAGAATATCATGACACTCAAGGGAAGACAAACGGCGACCAACTGCTCCTTTAAACTTGGTAACGCAAAACTTATAAAGTTCTTCCAAAGGACCGGGTCCAGATGCTCTTCCGCCGAACGTTTTAAGACGTGCTCCTGCAGGACGAACTCGTGATACGTCAAACTTTGGAATCTCGCCAGCGTACAGAAGAGCCAAGAGTTGTCGTAACGATTTTGCCCATCCTTCTTTAGAATCCGACACAACAATAGTAGTCTTACTATCGTACAACTGAGTCGGCACTTCAGGTAACTTAGAAACATATTGTTGCTCCACAGAGAAACCGACACCAGTGCCACAGAGAAGAATATACATCGCTTCGTCAAAGGCTTTAGGGTCGTCAATCGGTAAATAAGAACAGTTAAACGCAGCTACGTTCTGACGCTCTAATGCAGGTCCTGCTGTCATTACTGCTCTCATAGATGGTACGACATCAAGAGCAACAACCGCTTGCTCAAGTTCACTGCGTAATTCTTTAGTTAGTGTGTAGTTCTGTTTTGATGCTAAGTGTGTCTCCATAAAATCAAAGTATCGTGCTACTGTTTCATTCCAGTGTTCACGACGACCTTTATCGTCAAGATAACGACTGTATCTTGATTTAGCGATAAAAGTGTTGTACGGAGTCATTGTGTATGGCATATCTTATAAAACCTCTTTTTCTAGTCTATCGGCATTGTCCTCAATTTTATCCGAGAACATCTCTACTATGTCTTCACTGCTAATGTTTAAAAGTTCCAGTAGCGTTACCTCATCTAAAGCAATAAGACGTTCTTTAATTTCGTGCAAAAGCAGTGGCATAGTTTCTTTCTACTTGTAATACTTATCTACTACATCATCATAATTATCTATTAAAAACTCTAAATAATGCTGAATTTTCTCTAGGTCTTCTCGTCCATTTTTATAAGGGAAGCGAAGTATGTATTTTACCACATTATGAGACCAAGGGTCAAGTCCCCAATCTAATGCTATAGTCCAAGGTTGTACACCTTTTTTATAGTGTGTACCGCCTACTTGCTTAGACAAACTATCGCCACAGTCTTCCATTCCATCCGCAAACTGAGCAGCTAATCTAGCTTTACGAAAAAACTCTTCTGTATCATCTTCATACTTTGTTAAAACATCGTAGCCATAATGTGCTGGCATTGCGATTGGATTATCCATGAGATTTTACCTCTACCATTTTCTTAGTTGATTTAGTACCTTGTGACCAGCTTCCACAAGACCTACATTGATACCTTTGATAAGTTCCTGTAGTTGACACTGCTGTTCCACGCTTTTGCAAATGCTCATGTCCACAAGTCGGACAGCCTTGAATATCGCTGAATAAATTGCGGTTAGGGGGATTTTTAATCCAAGGCAAAAGATTATTGTACAAGTCTTCCAATAAAACAACATCTTGTATGTTGTAATCTTCCATACGTTTCCAAGCATCTTTATCTCCATTCATACATTTGACCCACAAAGCATGACCTTCGTGTTCGTGTTTTTTACCTAGACCCAGACGTTGAGATACATAATCCAGCTTATTGCTAGGAAACCTAAAATTACTACGAACCACACGCAAGAGGTCAATCTGTTTATAAGGCGATGGCGGAAGTAACTTGCCGAGTAAAAATTCTTTGTTAAGAGTAGGAATATCAAACTTAGTTCCATTGTAATGGATAACAGCATCAGCAGAGTCCAGAAGAGCATGAATACCTTTCAACATTGATTTAGGTTTAGATTGGTGTACAGAATCAAAATAGATGTCTTCCTCGCCTAGCCACTTAGCTGCATAGCAGAGGACATAGGAAGACTCCATCAACTGATTGATACTGACGTTTTGCTGCCACAAGCCCCAGACATGGGCTGTGTTAGGACTGGTCTCAATATCGAGCAGTAGAATTTTCATTCGTCGAAGTCCATTTCTTCTTGATTAGAATCAATCTCTTTAGCTAAGTTATAAGCAGCAGTAGTGATTGTTCTTGAACCAATTACAGACCACTCATCATGAAAGCCGTAGTCGCTTAAGAATACAATCTTTTCTTTTACGTCGTAGCCATACTGAGCATTTAAGAAATCAGCAAACTTAATAATTAGTGTTGTCCACTGTGTGTCACCTTCAACGACAAACACATTATTAAGCAAGTTGTTTTCTTCTTCTAATGTAAAGCTTAACTTCATTGGATAATCTAGTTTCATTTTGTTCCCTTTACTAAAAGTAGTACATCGATTTGGTGTTGTAAATCTTTAATCTTTTGAATCAAATCTAAGAAGTGTTCAGCGTCTACTAATGCTAAAGGCTTGCTAAGGTTTTGTTTCAATATCACTAAAGGCTCTGTTACTCCATGGGTTTTTGCTTGTTCGTAGTCTTTGTACACTGCGATTGCTTTTCTGTTTTTGCATTCAACTGTGTAATTAAATAACGACCTAGCCAGAGGACTGAGTTGTACATCCTCTCCACTCGCTCCCATGCTCGTTGACCGGACATCATCTTGGTGCAACGTCGGAAAACGTTGGAGTATCTGATCCCTGCACCACTGCTGAAGCTTTCTTCCTTTTGCCTTTGCGGACTGTGGCTTCAAGTTTAACTTCCTTTCGTTTGGTAATCATTCTTTTAGGGATAGTGATACTGTTATTACACATTCCGTCTGTTATTGTTCCTGCTAGTTCAATCTGCTCTTCATTTTCAAAGACAACAAATCCAACTGTCTTACATCTTAAATCTTCATGCTTTGCTTCATGCCACTCGCCTTGTGCTAAAGCGTCCAGCCACTCAACTAAGACAAGCTTGGCGGTGTCCAGAGTTGATCGTGGCTTCTTTGGAGCCACAATAGCTGCCCGTTCTCCAAGACTCGCTCCTCGTTTCCTTGGTAGGCTTCTAGGACAGCAAGATACATCTCGTGTTCTGTTTGGCATTCTTCAAGTATCCTTTTTGCTTTGACGGGACCAATCCCTTTAATACCAATGATGTTATCAATTCGATCTCCAGTTAGCATTTGAATATAAAAACTATGTAGACCTTCAAACTCTGTTACGTGATACTTTTCTTTTTTGCGATAGTTGTAATGCCAGCCACGAAGTTGATTAAGGTCTTTATCGATGTGTACCATAATCATTTCATCTTCAGGGATAGCGTAACAAGCTATTGCAACTGCATCGTCAGCTTCTATATCCTTAGTCATCATGAAGCCGTACTTGACCTGTAGGTGCTCCCGTAAGGCTTGATAGTGAGCAGGTTTAGGAGCTACACGAGTTCCTTTGTAAGGAGCAGTCTTTGCTATGTCGTTACGGAAGTTTCCTTTACCCGTTAACCAACCAAAGTAACAGTCTGCCCCTACATCAGAAAGAATCGTATCGACAGCTTCATTCATTCTCCATTTAGCTAACGGCTCTTCAATACCTTCACTGGAGAAGCCGATAGCGTACACTAGAGAATCAGCGTCGATTAAAGCTCGCATTACAGAACGTCGTCTAACTCTGCTACTGCTTCAGGGTTATACGTAACTACTTCGTTCACTGTCAGCTTCTTGATCGATGGAGCCATGCCATGAGCAGGAGTCATCCGGTGCTCATAAGAAGTTACTTCAGCAGTAACTTTAGATCCATTACCAAGTGCTTCAATCTCAACTGGCTTACCTTTGGAATCAAAAGGTGTAAACAAGTAATTGCTTTTAGCAACAATAAACTTGCCTTGTGCGTCTTTGTGCTTAATCTTAATACCTAAGCCTTCCAACTTGGTAGCGTCTGCATCACTGATATTACCGATAGTGCATTGATACTTGGTGTTGTCTGGATTAAACTTAGTGTTAAAGTTATTCATATCACGAGTCCAAAATAACTCGCCTTTAATTGTCACTTGCTTATTCATTTTATATCCTTAATTAGGTTAGTAAGTACTGCTTCGTTATTATACTACAAGTTTACTTCTACTGCTTGAGTTACTGCAAAAGTGTTGTTTTTACGTCATACTCTTCATTCTGTACCGACTCGATTGCCATCTCTAAAATACCTGTAAGATTATCATCATCCAGATATGAGTAGACATGTAAGTATCCACCAATGTCCCCTAAGATTGCTAGGGGTTGAAAGTCTTCTGGTAGTTCGTCGATGATACTCATGGTGCTAAATGTGATTCTTTAATTGCTTGTAAATAGTCACTTGCGTTTCCTAATTGTTCAAGCTCTTCTGTTAATAAAATAGAAATGTTGTGGATACTTTGTCCTCTTCTGAATAACTCAAGAACAACATTGTGTACTAAATCTAATTCTCCATCACCCATCAGTGTGTTTCCTTCCAATTGTTACCAACTTTATATTCACCTGTTAGAGGACATCTCATCTCCAACACCTGCCCTGCTTCTTCTATTGCCTTTACTCCAAACTTTCCTACCTGCTCTGCGTATACTTCTGGTACTTCTAACTGCCACTCATCATGCACGTTAGCCACGAACTTATAAGGTATCTTAGAGACCTTTAATTTACGATCTAATAGCACCAGTGCTTGCTTCATAACGATCGCACCAGCCCCTTGCAATAACGTGTTAAGCGACGAGTGCTCGGAACGAACGAGTATTTGCCTTCCGTCAATACCTTGTACCCGTCCTTTTTGAGAGTAGATACGAGCCACTTTCTCTCTAAGTTCTTTAAGTTTCGGTGTGTTTCGTAAAAAATTATCAATGAGTTGTTGTCCTTCTTTCGCAGAGCCTCCAACAATTGTCCCGATTTTGGTACTTCCGGCACCATAGAGGAATGCATATATAAACGTCTTAGCTTGGTTCCTCGTTTGTAGCCCAGCAGCGGTTTGGTTCGCTGTGTGTATGTCGCCTGAAACAACTTCATGTGTATATACATTGTCATTCATATAGTGAGCCAGCATACGAAGTTCTAATCCTGAAGCATCGATACCAACTAACTTATTGCCTTTCTCAACAGTCCAAAGTTCTCTACAGTCCATTCCGTAAGGGCTGCCACTGTTAGGTACTTGTGCCATGTTAGGTGACATATGTGTCATCCTGCCTGTAATAGCACCACAAGTGATAACCCTTCCATGAATACGACCATCCGACTTCATAGCGTCTAACCAAGATTCAATCTGTGCTATACGCTTTTGAAGCATCATGTACTCTGCGATGGCTTTCGCTTCGGGGTAGTCGAGCGTTTCGAGGACGGCTTCGTCGACGATGACGCTACCTTTTTCTGTGTGCTTCTTGGGCTTCCAGCCTTTTTCGATGAGTCTTTCGGCGATTTGCTTACGGCTGCCGGGGTTGAACGGGGTGATGATGTCTTTGAGCGGTTTACCGTTTTTGCTGACTCTACCGGACTCGACTCTGTCTGGAAATATGCTTGACATTTCAATTTGAATAGCGTCCAGCTTAGTTTTAAGTAGAGATAATAATTGTAAAGATTTTGCTTCATCAATTTTAAACCCGTGTTCTTCTTGCTTCGTGATGATCGCTTGTACATTGTGCTCAAGATCTATACTCCTTTGTGAGAAATTCTCTAGTTCTAAAGTAGCTACTAGACGATAAAATAACTTGCTAGTAACCAACGTATCCTGAATGCAATACTCTTCCATTTCAGGTGTTGCTCCATTGTCCCAGTCGCTAAAGTTTCCCTTAGCGTATCCGAGACGATTACCCCATGCTTCAAGACTATGACCGTCCTCTAGGCTTGGGTTTAGAAGTCGGCTTGCTACGAGCGTATCGTACACTTGGCTCAACTTCATCGTGACGTTCCAGTTCTTCCTCAGTACTGGTGCATCGAAGTTTATTCCGTTGTGCATGATAATCAAATCGCAAACTTCCAAATACTTTTGTAATCCACTTGCTGCTTTCCATACCTTAACCTCATCTGTTTCAATGTCACGAGTAACACACATCCAAATCTTATCGTGTGTACTATTGGTTTCGATGTCTAAAACTATTTTCATAATCTAATTATACCATAAAAATACATTAGCACTGCTACGAACTCGACCATGAATAAAGCATAGTCTTTTTGTTTTAGTCCAGCAATAGTCCACAGTCCACTTCCGATTAAACCAAACCAAAGATTTAAAGGAAAGATGTTTAGACTTGTGAGAGCAATTCCAACAAGGCATAGGACTGTGCCTGTCCACTTCATCGGTTACTGTATCCTCTACGTGTACCATCGTTGCTATAATAGTTCGTAGTGCCTTGATTTGATTCAGTTTTATAACCACTGCGACGACCTTGATCATCGTAAACTGCGTTCTTAGCTGCAGGATTTAATGAGCTATTGTTGTAGTTATACGGACTATTTTTGTAGTTATACTGTGAGTTCTCATAGTTGTACGGACTGTTCTTATAGTTATAAGGACTATTGTCGTACGAAGTCTGAGCACTACATAGTGTAGCTACAAATAATAAACTACTTGCCGTTACAATTTTGATTTTGTTCATTTTCAACTCCATTAAATTCAAACATATTAGAATAATTTCTTAACTGTTGTATTGCTTCTTGAATCAGTGCATTCTCTTTTGAAGCATACGGATTGCCGTAACGTTGATCTAGTGCTTCGATTAATTCATTTGTTGTCATTCTTGCTCCTTTAAAAGTTGTTCAAGTACTTCTAGTTTTTCATCATCAGTCATAATGTACCATGTACTGATTTGCTCTTTAGTTCTACCACAATCGTTACATTTTTGTATTGTAATGTCATAAGTACATTTACCAATACAAGGTGATTTTACCATATCTGTTTTCCATTTCCATAAGTTATTCCAATTAGGTAAGTGTAGTGGTGGACACTTCCAAACCATTAAGTATTTCTCCAATACCTATCTTTAGGGTTAGCCAACATAGACTTCAGTAGCTCATCAACTGAGCTAAACCATTGAGTAACTCTCATGCCTTCCTTAGTAATAATATCAAAGCTCATTTATGCCACCATTGTCCTTTAGTCAATCTCTCACAATGTTTTTGTACATCAGGAGGATTATCTTTTTTGTCACTACAGACATACACCGGACCAGTTTGTAAATACATTGTCATAGCAGTATCAGCTAAGTTAATTACACCGATCGCTAATAAACAAGCAAAACTTATTTTAAAGAACGTCATCACTCATCCTTAAATCTGATTGTGGTACAAAATATGAAGGAGGTCTACCTGCAACTGGCTGATCTAAATACTTATCGTGTTTTGCTTCACGTGCATAGATGTATCCACGTATAGTGTATTTTCCATTAATGCCGGTGAGTAGATAATATTTAGTATCATCTTTATCTCTTTCACGAATAATCAATCGACCATGTTCATGTGTAGTTGTACGTACTTCAACATCGCCGACATCTGGATTAAACCAAGGCGACTTGTTCCAGTACACGTTTAAGTACTTCGCCATTGCACATTCGGATAGAGCACCTTCAATGTGTCGTTGCCAAGCCATATCTTGCTTTTCACCGATAAATGATTTCTTATTGGCTTTAATATCCTCTAGCTGACGCAGGATACCTACCTGACTAGCCACAAGGATCTCATGTAGAGTTAACTCAATAATCATAATACATCCTTGATCTCTAGCATACGACCGGTATCACGATTGTAGAGCAAGCTTGCACAATGCGGTGACGTAAGACCTGCAAAGCGATTCTTTAGGATTGATACCTTAGTGGTATTACGCTCCATAGGGTCTTCTGCTTGTGCATTGCGAACCAGTCCGATAACAATGTCAGATAGCTGAGCAATTGATCCAGAGCCACGAAGTTGTGACAAGGATGTCGCAGCTCCTTCTTCGTGTCCTTTTGATTCTGGACGCTTCAGGTGCGATACTGCGATCAAGCAAATGCCAGTCTCCTGTACCAGCATACGAAGCTTAGTCATCAGCTCATCAATCGACTTACGCTCATCACCATTTGACTGAGCACTGACAACCATACTAATGTGATCAAGAAATACATACTTGCAGTCCGATGCCTTAGCGAAGTAACGAATGCGATTAATGACGTTATCAATGTCAGTAGAACCAAAGTTATCCCAAAAGAATAAACGATCAGTAGCCAAAGTGTTGTCGAATGCATCTTTCAATTCCTCCTGAGAGACCTGAGTACTAGGTAAGTGTAGTGGCTTATTAGCGTACAGTGACATAATAGATTTAGCAGTCTTACTGACTGACTCCTCCATAAACATACAGCCTATACGTCCGTCCGTGGTCTTAAGCAGGTGCCAAAGAATTTCTCGAAGGAATTGTGATTTGCCAAGACCTGATCCAGCAGTGACTGTGATGAGTTCAGCAGGTCTAATTCCATAAGTGAGTTCGTTAACACCGTCCCATGGGTATAAGGCAAGCGACTGCTCGACTGGCTTCGTAACTTCGTCCCATAATGATGATCCGGCAATGATCCCGTCTGGAGTCCATTGTTCGGCATTCCACCATAAGTTAACATACTCTGCACTCTTACCACCTTTGAGATAGTCGCAAGCATCTTTGTACCCTGTTAAGTGTTTAATGATTTTACATTTAGAACCAAACAATTCTGCTACTTCGTTAACTGCTTTTGTACCGGCTTCGTCACTGTCAAACGACAAGTAGATTGTCTCGAAGCTATCAAGCCATTCATACTGTGCTTTACAGTCCTTTAGAGCAGCACTAGCACCGTTTTTAACAGAGACATGGGGATACTTACTACCAGCCATCTGAAACCCTGCCAGAGCGTCTAATTCGCCTTCGTGGATAGTGACGTTACGACCACCCTTAGCAAACTTATTCTGTCCAAATAACGTAGTGGCTTTCCAGTCACCTTGAATAGAAAATTGCTTGTCTGCTACGGTGCGAACCTTAAGACCGGCAATGGCATTGTCACTATCAAAGTAAGGATAGTAATGCTTTGAGTCGTCTTGACGTACTCCATAGGCTAACGCAGTATTGTAAGTAATGCCACGATCACTGATAGCACCGCTAGTAAGATTGTCATAATTAGTAAAATTCCGCATAGGTTTAGTTTTCTGAGTTGATTCGACACCATCACCATCAATGTAATTAAAGCAAACATGACAGTATTCGTGATTGTCCGTATAGATGGAATTACCATCACTAGATCCACACTTGGTGCATGGAATGTGTTTTATAAAGTGGCTAGTCATAGGATCCCATGCATCTTCTCTAGTGCTCTAAAAAACCCTATTAGATCATCAGGTTTAGACACTACGGGCAATGTTGTAATAAAGTCTGTCATCTCGTTGTCTGTTAGTGGCTTAGGGAGCATGATAGCGTTACTTAACTCCTCCGGTGTAATGCCAATATCCTTAGCACAGCTCTCGCATACGAGTACGTATTTTTCGTCATTCATTTGATTGTCTATCCTTCCTACGTAATTCGATGCGGTCATAGATGTCAGTCATAACGACATCAATACCATATAGGGCAACTGCAAGCTCAATATCATCTAAAGTAAAGTGATACCAAGCATTTTGTGACGTGAAGCGGTCTTCGTTCATAGTGTTGTTCTCCGTTTTTAGTGAAGCCCTACTATACTTATAAGTTAAGACATATATGTATAAATAATTGAGTTTTTTATACATATAAGAAAAACATCCTTAGTGTCTTACTTCATAGTATTATAGTGCAAAATCTTAGTCTGTTAAAGGGTTTTCGTTCCACGATGTAAAATAGTCCTCTTTTTCCACATTGTGAAATTCATCATCTTCGTCTTCATGCCGTAGGTCTGTTCGCTCAACGGCTAACACTTCACTAGAAATAGAGCCATAACACTTATTGCACATATCTAGAAAATCGCCAGTTGATACACTTTTGCGTGTCGCTTCGTAATCGGACAACGCTTTATTGCAACAATAGCATCTCATAATAGAATCCTTTTAAATCGATTTTAAGGGGCTTTTTAGCCGTTTTCTCATACCAGTTGATACCTAGCCTTCACTTTGCTCTTCATCTCCTCCTAAGCCCTGTATTTTCTTGAAGTCAAAATAGGCTTTGACGTCCTCTTCCTTCATAGCTTGCATCTCTGCTTTAGTGAAAACACACTTGTATATACGCTTCCATTCCAGTAGAAAATCAGCGTATTGACGGGCTTCGTTATAGCAATCAAAGGGAAAACCATTGACATAGTAATTGTGCTCATATTTCATAATGTGAAATCCTTAATCGTTACGTTCATAATAGGCTTCTTCTGCGAATTTTTGACCCATCTCAAGCCAATATTCGGTTATCTGTAGCTTTTCTGCTTCGGTGCAATCGTCCCAAGATCCTATATCATCCCTTAGACCTAGCTCGCCTACAGCTTCTCCAAAGTTACGCTCCTCCCTAGGATCAATATAACCACCTTCTCTGCTCTCAAACTTAATCCAGTCCTCCATCCATAGCTCCATCCCTTCATAGTCTTCTCCGTCCTCCGGCTCATAATATCTATCGTGTAATGATGTACCCATTTTATAAGACCTCCTCTATAGAATTGTAACCTAATAAGTATAAATTATTTTTAAGCTTTTTTAGTGCTCTTTTTTCAATCTCACATACAGCTTGATGACTGATCCCCATCATAGTGCCAATTTGATCATAAGTGTAAGTATCAACCCTTCGGCAAGCTTTACAAGTGTAATACGGATCGCATTTACAAGCTTCATTCATTGTCTATCCTCCAATAGCCCGTTTTATTGCCGTTAGTGTCATAAATAGAGCTATCCTTAGTGCCTTGTCCTATTCTGCTGATGACATACTCTAGATTTTCCCCTAGCTCCCATCCTAGATTGTCATAAGCTTCATTGTCTAAGTTTATTTCAATAATAAGCTTCATAGATCCTCCTAAGTATTCCATAAATTAAGGGTTTTAATCTCTTCTATAGCTTGTTTTCGGATGGAGTTTAACTCATTGGCTATATCGTCACCTCCTATAGACTTGATCCATCCGCTTCCATGCCATGAATGATATTTATCATGGTAAGTAAGATCTATCCAATTCTCACCCCATGTAATTGTAAAATTCTTGGCTCCTTGCTTTAAGTACTCCGCTATTGTTCGCATAATAACGGCTTTAGATGGTCGTCTATTGTTATAGGTGATCTCAATCACTGGATACATTGTCGACATAATTAAACCCCTTTCACGTTGATAATTGAGTCTTTATTGATAGCCCTATAGCCTTCGGACTGTAGATCATAGACTGTAATAAACTTCTCAGGATCTAGGGTGCTAGATCCTCCCTTAAGGTGCTTAGTAACTCCTAGACGGCAATTCATTAGACGCTTAGTGCCATCCTTTTTAATGAATTCAACGCTAAAGATTTTCCCGTTACTATTCAGAATTCTATCTACAAAGTTTTCCATTTTTACTACTCCTTTATTGTTTTGCCGCAATGATTTTGATTACCTTAGCCATCTTTACCCCATGAGCCTTATACGCAATGATAGAGACGTCCTTATCATAACAAGCTCTGCAGCCGTTGCACTTTCCTTCATGCTTATAGGCTTCGCACTCCTTAGCACCCTTTGGCAATACGTCACTAAAAATAGTCGACGTTGTTAAGCCTTCGATTGTTTCTCCAGTTACGCTATCGCTAGAATAACGGACGACAACATTCGGCAATTTTTGCATAGCTTCAAATATAGGTAAGTATTTTTTGAATTTATACATTCTAGTAGGGAGCCAGTGATTGCACCAAGGAGTTAACGTCATAACGTCTAGCACCTTCTGAGCAAGCTCAACGCTATAGAGATCCCCTGAGTCTAGCCATCTGAAGTAACGTGAAGAGTCTAAGCCTTTCACCATGTCACTAACCCATTCGGATCTTTTCCAGTCTTCTTTATTGTGCTCCCTTGGTGCTTTGACATTCGAAAATCTATAATTGCCCGTTGTCGCATAGCACCCTGAACAAGCCGGCACAAGCTCACCATCTGAGCCTATAGAGCCTTGGCAGGTGTCTAGAGCTTGAAGGCTCCAAGATAGAATCCCATCCAGTTTAGAAGTTTTTGATAGTTTGATCATTTTAAAATCCTCCAGTTTTATAGACATAAATTAATAATGGTATGGTAAAGCAGAGTAAACCTAATAGACATCCTTGTAAAAACTTAATCATTTTTAGCTCCATTCATAAATCCAAGTTTAATTGCAAGTAATTCGAGATTGTTTTCAAACTCTTCTAATCTTCTAGAGCTTACACTTAAGCCCGTAATATCAGAACAGAATGCAATCTTATCGGTAAGGCTTGCATATTCCTGAGCATTCTCTACTGTTAAATATTGTCCTAAGTTAATCATGATCTTTTCCTTTAAATTGCTTTTACTTTCCTGAGATCTATTACGGCTTGATCTAAGTGCTCAATGGTGCTCTCAATGTAATCGTATGTAGGCAGATTACCCCTTAAGTCCTTAATGGTCTCTGAAGCGTCTCTAAGCAAGGACTGAAGATAAATAATTCTACCTAATGAAGACATTTTGTTTAAATCAATCTCTGTTCTATATTTCACGTTTTGCTCCTTTTGCGTTAATTAAATCAAAATAAGGACTTACTAATTTAATTGCTTCGAATACTGAATTGTTATTTTTGATTGCTCTACCTGTTTTACCTTTAAGCGTCCAGTGGTTTGTAATTGCGTCTAACTCTAATATTTTGCCGTTATCTAGAAAAAACTTAGTGTATTCGGTGTCATCTTCTCTAGTGATATTCCAGTGGTTTGTAATCTTCATTTTACTTTCCTTATTAAGAATGATTCTCATTTACTAATTGTATTGCTTGCTCCGATGACTAATAGTCTCATGCCATTATTAGGTCGTCAATACCAATTACGGGAATTTCAGGGTATTTTTTAATTGTATTTAACTATCGCATTGATTAATAAAATCTATCACCCTGAGAGCCTTATACTTATTGAGTTACTAGAGATCTCTAAACTAATGAGCCTGAATATCATCTCTTACTATGAAGGCTCCTAAGCCCCTTTAAAGCCCTTGTAATTGATTGTCATATTAAACCCATGATTCTTTGAAGTTATCTAGTGAGTATGTACTAACTTAAGTACTGTATGTCTATCCAGTACTGTATAGGTTACTGTATAGGATCCTAAATAGCCCTATACACTTACCCTTTGTAGGGTCTCTAAAGTAAGTACTCACTAACCCTTAGCCTTCGGAGTACATGTAAGTAAGTACTCACTAACGTAACTCCGAAGTGACTGCTCACTAACTTTGATGGGGGCTAGGGGTGACCTTCACAGAATTCTTTAACGGAACCCACAGAGATTCCTAAAAAGAAAAAACAAGCAATAGCTCTAAAGTAACTAAAAAGCAAGAAAAGTGACCTCTAACGTGACAAAAGAGAATCCCTTAAGAATCAACAGCTTAGTAACGACACTGTCCCCTTTAATGATATACAAATAAGTATAGTGTAAGTGAATGTCGGAGATGCCCACCCGAAGGGCTGTCTAAGATGTGCTAGGTGTGCTCCCCGAAGGGGCTACTAAGAGAAGACATACTAAATAAATCTTACAAAGTACTTGACAATGAAGAACTATTCTGTTATAATAGTATCTAAGGAGTTCTATGTCGTTCAAACACTAAGGGTGTTTTTACTTAAGTAGATATAACTTATATTGTTATAACATTGATAGTTATAACTTAATAAGAAAAACAACTAATAAAGAAATACTCCTATAAGTTAACTTTAAAGTATAGTAGGGCTGTTCAAAAAGAACAACAACCTGAAAGGTGTCATGTCTGAACTTGTCGTAAAACCTAAAGCGAAGATGGGTCGTCCTCGTAAAGAAGACCTTAAGAAAGCTAAAGCACCACTAGGTCGTCCTAAGAATGATACCGGTCGCTTAGCTGAATTTAAACAAAGACTCTTAGGAACATCAGGCAGTGCTGTCATCGAGAAGATTATCCAGATAGGTCAGAACGATGACCATCCCGGACAGATGGCTGCATTGAAGATGGCAATGGATAGAATCTTACCGTTGTCGATGTTTGAGAAAGATGCTAAGGGTCAACGTAATGCCATCCAGATTAACATCACTGGTATTGGTGAAGCTAAGATTGAAACAGCTTCTGACTATGTCGATGAAGTAGTGGACGAAGATGAAGCTTGACTTTGAACTACTGCCTTGGCAGCAAGAGGTCTACAAAGACCCTACAAGATTTAAGGTTATTGTTGCTGGTCGTCGCTGTGGTAAGTCAAGATTGTCTGCCATCAGTTTGATTGTCGAAGGACTAAAGTGTCCTAAAGGTTCAGCAGTAATGTATGTAGCTCCTACGCAGGGGCAAGCAAGACAGATTATTTGGGATGTCCTCATGGACTTAGGAAGAGAAGTAATTGCGTCTTCCCACGTTAACAACATGGACATCACCTTAGTAAATGGTGCAAAGATTTATGTCAGAGGCTCAGATCGTCCTGATACACTTCGTGGTGTCAGTTTAACGTATCTAGTGTTAGACGAGGTAGCTGACATTAAGAGTGAGACTTGGGAGAAGGTCCTACGTGCTGCACTGTCAGACAAAAAAGGGAATGCCTTATTTATTGGCACACCAAAGGGACGTAACTGGTTTTACGATATGTACAATATCGGTCTTGAAGAAGAAGACAAAGATTGGAAGTCTTGGCACTTCACCACCAAGGACAATCCGCTGATTGATCCTGAAGAGATTGAAGGTGCAAGAAAGAGTTTAAGTTCTTTTGCATTCAAGCAAGAATTTGAAGCAAGCTTTGATAACGCTGGTACAGACGTATTCAAAGACGCTTGGTTGAAGTATGGTGAAGAGCCTACCAACGGTGCTTACTACATCGCAATTGACTTAGCTGGCTTTGAGAATATGAACAACTCAGCCGAGCGTAAGAAGCGATTAGATAAAACAGCTATCGCAGTAGTTAAAGTAGATGAAGACGGTGAGTGGTTTGTTAAGAAGATTGAAACTGGTAGATGGGATATTCAAGACACTGCCAGACGCATCCTAAAGAACATAGCGGAGTTTAAACCGTTAGCAGTAGGGATAGAGCGAGGAAGTCTTAAGAACGCTGTGTTGCCCTATCTGAGCGATCTGATGAGGTCTAACAATGTGTACTGTCATATTCAAGACTTGACACATGGTAATAAGAAAAAGACTGAACGTGTGATCTGGGCATTACAAGGACGATTTGAGCATGGTAAGGTTGTCCTCAACGAAGATGAAGATTGGGATGAGTTTAAGGATGAGTTCTTAATGTTCCCAACACCACAAGTGCATGATGACTTGATTGACGCTTTAAGCTACATTGACCAACTAGCGGTTACGTCTTATTTCTCAGACGATAACTCCGATGAATATGAACCTTTGGATATGATAAGTGGATACTAATACAAGCTGTCCTTTAGCAACTTACGACATTAAACACAACCTCAAGAAACGTGACTGGGCTTTTAAGAACGTAGGCTATGGTCCTGCTAACCCTGAAGAGCCTAACAAACCTTTCTGGGCTGAAAGAGCTAAAGAGTGGAACACCACTACAGATCAAGCTAAAACAATGCGTTGTGGTAACTGTGCTGCATTTATTCAAACATCTGACATGATGGAATGTATTCGTACAGGTATTGACAAGACAGAAGAAAGCTACGCTGACGACATGATCGAGAGTGCTGGCTTAGGATATTGTGAATTGTTTGATTTTAAATGTGCTGCTTCTCGCACTTGCAGTGCTTGGCTTGTCGGTGGTCCAATTACCGATGAAACAGAAGAAGAGATGGAATATACAAAAGAAACTGACCCAAGTTACAAAGACCCCTTCAAATCAACACTGGAAGACTAATACATGAGTGATCCGTTAATCGACGAAAACATCGATAAGAATGAATTTGTAACCGCTACAGATCCAGACAAAGAGTTAGTTGCGTTTGTTCTAGATCATTGTGATGAGTGGCGAGACCATCGTGATGTAAACCATGTAATCTACTGGGAAGAGTATGAGCGTCTATTCCGTGGTATTTGGGACGCATCAGACAAGACTCGTGACTCTGAGCGTTCACAGTTAGTAACCCCAGCTATGGCTCAAGCAGTTGAGTCTAAGCAAGCTGAGATCTCTGAAGCAATCTTTGGTCGTGGTGAGTGGTTCGACATTGAAGATGACATCAACGACGAAGACAAATCAGATGTCCAACTTATGCGTCGTCAGATGCACGAAGATTTCCGTCGTAGCCGTATCAAGAAATCGATTGACAATATTATTCTCCTTGGTGAGATGTATGGTACAGGTATTGGTGAGATTGTTATTGAAGAACAAACAATCCTAGCACCTGCTACCCAGCCTATCCCCGGAGCTAATATGGCTGCTATTGGGACAATGGAGAAGACGCAGTTCATGGTTGGCTTGAATGCTATCAACCCACGCAACTTCCTCATTGATCCTAATGCCGAGACTGTAGATGAGTCTTTAGGTGTTGCAATTGAAGAGTATATGTCTTACTACACTATTGTACAAGGCATGGAAAAAGGTATCTATCGTAAGGTGGACGTAGTGCCTAGCTATCGTGATACTAAGCTAGAAAGCGTACAAGAAGATGTTATTTCTCGTTCAGACAAGATTCCAGTCATTCGCTACTATGGTTTGATTCCACGTGCAATGCTTAACGGCTTAGAAGAAGCTGAAGCAGAAGCAATGGAACTCTTTCCTGAAGATAGCGTAGCTGACGAATACTCAGACATGGTTGAGGCTGTTGTTGTTATTGCTGACAATCAGTATTTGCTCAAAGCAGAAGAGTCTCCTTACATGATGAAGGATCGTCCTGTAGTTGCTTATCAGGCAGATTCAATGCCGGGTCGCTTCTGGGGTCGTGGTACGATTGAGAAGGGCTACAACATGCAAAAAGCCCTTGACGCACAGATTCGTAGCCACTTAGACTCTTTAGCACTAACTACTGCTCCAATGATGGCTATGGACGCTACCCGTCTACCACGTGGTGCTAAGTATGAAGTACGTCCGGGTAAGAACTTCTTGGTTAACGGTAATCCTGCTGAGATTATGATGCCATTCAAGTTTGGTTCTACCGATGGTGGCAATATGCAGACTGCTACAGCATTCCAGCAGATGCTTTTAGCTGCTACTGGTACTCTAGATAGTTCTTCTATGCCTAACTCAGTAGCTGGTGGTGAAGCTTCTGGTGCTGGTTTGTCGATGGCTCTGTCTGGTTTGATGAAGAAGAACAAACGTGCCTTGATTAACTTCCAAGAAGACTTCTTAATACCGTTTATTGAACGTGCTGCATGGAGATTTATGCAGTTTGATCCTGAGCGTTATCCAGTCAAAGACTTCAAATTCATGCCTATTTCGACCATGGGAATGGTTGCAAGAGAGTACGAACAGCAGCAAATGGTTGGTTTAATGCAGACTTTGGGACCAAATAGCCCAATTACCCCTGTATTGCTCCAAGGTATTGTACAAGCTAGTTCATTATCCAATCGTGAAGACATTATTGCTCAGTTACAGAAGATGTCACAGCCTGATCCACAAGCTCAACAACGTGCAATGCAAGAAGAACAGCTTAAAAATGGTCTGGTTGAGGCTCAAATCAACTACTACAACTCACAAGCTGGTAAGAGTATGGCTGATGCTCAGCAAACTCAAGTTGAAACTCAACTTTTACCTCAAGAAGTTGAAGCTAAGATGATTGGTAACATCTCACGTGGCTCTAAAGACCCGTCTGACTTTGACAAACGAGTTAAGGTAGCTGAATTGGCACTTAAAGAACAAGATATTCAGTCCAATGAGCGTATTAGTGTTATGCAAATGCAACGTAGTAAGCTAGTATAACAAAATAAGTTGCAAAGTACTTGACAATTGGTTGAAATTGTGTTAAAATAGTGGTATTGCAGAAACTATAAACACATTTCTCCACTTGTTAAGGAAAAAGAAATGAAAAAAGAATTACAAGACTATTACGAGAATAGATTCTCCATGATGGCTACACAAGGATGGCGAGACCTCCTTGAAGACCTAGAAATCATGATTGAGGCAACAAATACACTAGCTGGTGTAGACACAGAGCAGCAACTGCATTTTAAAAAAGGTGAAATGTCAATCCTTAACTGGATCAAAAACCTTCGAGATGCTTCTGCCGAAGTCTACGACCAATTACAGCAAGAAGAGAAAGAATTAGAGTATGCCTAGACGTCTGTATGAGTTTAAGTGTACCAAAGATCATATCACTGAGCAGCTCGTCGATGAGACGATAAAGGTTTCTCAGTGCCGTGAGTGTGACGAGATGGCAACTCGTATCATCTCCCCTACTGGGATCTATCTAGAACCCTTTAGTGGCAACCACGTCGGGGCTTATGACCGATGGACTAGGGTTAGAGCTGAGAAGCTCAAACAGGAGAAGAGACAAAATGCCGAACATGGCTCATAAGTGGTGATCGTTACCACCGAGTTATTTTAAAAACATCCTACAATCTTTACGACAGGAAACATGATGGCTGAATTAATTGAAGTGCAAGATGACCAAGGTAGTGTTGATAGCTTAAACCAATCCATTACTGATGCAACCGCAGATACTGCGACAACTGCTCCAGAAGGACAAACAACTGAAACTGTAATTCCTGATAAGTACAAAGGTAAATCCTTTGACGAAATCATGAAGATGCACCAAGAAGCTGAAAAGCTCATTGGACGACAGGCTCAGGAAGTTGGTGAAGTACGTAAACTAGCTGATGAGTTAATCAAGCAACAACTCAATACCAATAAGCAAGACACGCAGCCACGTGTAGAAGATAACGAGATAGATTACTTTGCTGATCCCGATAGGGCGGTAAATCATGCAGTAGAGAACAATCCGGTTGTTAAACAACTAAGAGAGCAATCGGAATTAGCAGCGAAACAGCAGGTTGTAGCGACCCTACAACAGCAGTATCCTGATTATTTAAACATTGTTCAAACTGAAGATTTTGCCAACTGGGTTAAGTCCTCGAAAGTACGGACTAATTTGTTGATTGACGCTGAGAATTATAATTTAGACGCTGCTCAAGAATTGTTGGAAACATATACAGCAATCAAGGGTATCAAAGCACAGAATGCTCAAAAAGCTGATGCTGCTTTAGTCGAAGATGCTAAGACTACACGTTCACAAACACTTAGATCTGCTGCTGTTCAAAAGGGCGGTACTGGGGAAGTAGGCAAACCTATTTATAAACGTGTCGATTTAATTCGTTTAAGAATGACAGATCCTAACAGGTACAACGATATGCAAGACGAAATTCATGCTGCGTATGCCGAAGGACGAGTCCGTTAATTTAATTTTAGGAGATTTTTAAAATGGCTTTAGGTACAGATCATCAAACAAAAACAACTGGCGATAAGTTTATCCCAGAGATTTGGTCCGACGAAGTAGTTGCGACCTACAAAAAGAACTTAGTTCTAGCAAACCTCATCAAAAAATTGTCTTTCAAAGGCAAAAAAGGTGACACACTCCATATCCCTAAACCGGGTCGTGGTTCCGCTAACGCAAAAGCTGCTTCTACTCAAGTAACATTGAATACAGATACAGCGACTGAAATTCTCGTGTTGATTAACCAGCACTTTGAATATTCAATCTTGATCGAAGATATTGTTGACGTACAAGCTTTGGCTTCTATGCGTCAGTTCTACACTGATGACGCTGGTTACGCTTTGGCTCGTCAAGTAGACAATTCATTGATCCAATTGGGTCGTGGTGTTAACGGTGGTGACGGCACAGCAGCTTACACAGCAGCTTACGCTGGTTCAAACGGTACAACTGCTTATGTTGCAGCTTCTAACAACGAAGCAGCTATCGCTGACGCAGCTATCCGTCGTTCAATCCAGCGTTTGGATGACAACGATGTTCCAATGGACGGTCGTTTCTTAATCGTTCCACCATCAAGCCGTAACACATTGATGGGTATTCAGCGTTTCACTGAGCAAGCTTTCGTTGGTGAAGCTGGTTCACAGAACACAATCCGTAACGGTGAAGTTGGTAACGTATACGGTGTTCCAGTATTCGTATCTACAAACGCTGATACAACATCTGGTTCAGGTGCAGCTCGTATTGCATTGCTAGGTCATCGTGACTTCGCTGTGTTAGCTGAGCAAATGGCTGTTCGTTCACAAACTCAATACAAACAAGAGTACCTCGGTAACTTGTTCACTGCAGACACAATCTACGGTGTTAAAGAGTTGCGTGATGGTTCCGCTGTTGCATTAGCTGTTCCAGCCTAAGTAGTTTGATTCACTCTGCCCTGATAGAAACTGTCGGGGCAGTTTACTAAAGAGTTCTTTAACATAGAATTCTTTATTAAACTGTGGAGATATAATATGGCATTATTTAAATGCAACCAAACAGGCAATACTGTTGAGTTTGATCTCGAGCACGATATTGCTGCAATGCGTTCACACCCAGACTATGAAGAGGTCCTCGAAGAGGTTAAACCTGTTGTAGAAACTAAAGAAAAGAAAACTGTAGCTAAATCTAAGGCTGAATAATGAGCATCTATCGTGGTGCAGGTGGAGCAGGTGATGCTACAGCAGACTCTTCTAGCGAAGCGTTATTAATTCGTGATCTAGCTGAAGAAGTACAAGCTGACGCAGACGCTGCTGCTACTTCGGCTAGTGCTGCTTCAGGTTCTGCTACATCCGCAGCAAGTTCTGCTAGTGCTGCATCTACATCAGCAACTAACGCTAGTAACTCTGCGTCTTCAGCAAGTACTTCAGCTACTAACGCATCTAATTCTGCGACCACAGCAAGTACTCAAGCATCTAACGCAAGCACTTCAGCAACTGCTGCTGCAGCTTCTGCAACCAGTGCTTCAAACTCTGCTACTACAGCAACTACACAGGCTACTAATGCTTCCACTTCCGCATCTGGAGCAAGCACTTCAGCAACTAACGCATCCAACTCAGCCACTACAGCAAGCACTCAAGCAACAAACGCTGCAAGCAGTGCATCAAGTGCTTCCACATCTGCTACAAACGCAGCAACATCATCTACTTCCGCATCAGGAAGCGCTACTTCAGCAACTTCTTCAGCCTCTAGTGCCTCTACTTCTGCAACTAATGCAGCGTCCAGCGCTACAAGTGCAACAGGATCAGCAAGCACAGCAACAACTCAAGCAGGTATAGCAACAACACAGGCTTCCAATGCCTCTAGTTCGGCTTCTGCTGCGTCTACGTCAGCTAGTAATGCTAGTACCTCAGCTACTAACGCTGCAGCCTCTGCGACCTCTGCAAGTGGCTCTGCGTCGACTGCTACTACACAGGCATCTAATGCCAGTACTTCAGCTAGTAATGCTTCTACTTCGGCAACTAACGCTGCCAATTCAGCAACACTTGCAGCATCATATACACCAAGTCAAACTGGTAACGCAGGTAAGTTTTTAACAACTAATGGTACTTCAACTTCATGGGGTACTGTTACAGTCGATGCAGACCCTGCTGGTACTGCTGTAGCTCTCGCAATCGCACTAGGATAAACAATGGCAAATACATTTAAGAATTACTTTAGCAAGTCTGTTGGCACATCTGCTGCTACAGTTTATACTTGTCCTTCAGCGACACAAACAACTATCATTGGTATGTCGATTGGTAACACTACATCGTCACCTATTACTTGTGATGTGTTTGTTACTTCTTCTGCTGTAGATTACTACTTAGTTAAGGGTGCTACAGTGCCTGTTGGTGGTTCTCTAGTGCCTATCGGTGGCGACCAGAAGTTATGCTTAGAAGCTGCTGATGTACTCAAGGTAGTTAGCTCTGCTGCATCTTCTGCTGATGTTATCGCATCCTTACTGGAAATTGCTTAATGGCTTATATCGGTTCTACTCCTACAAGTCAGAACTTTATTGCTGGTACTGACTACTTTAATGGCACAGGCTCACAGACTGCGTTTACTTTAACTCGTTCTGTAAATTCAGTAAACGATATTGAATTAGTTATTAACAATGTTATTCAACAACCTAATAGCTATACAGTTAGTGGCACTACATTAACTATCTCTGCTGCTCCATCTAGCGGAACAAGTAATGTGTATGTTCGTTATCTATCTACTACACTACAGAGCATTACAGTCCCTGCTAATAGTATTACTCGTACACAACTAGATAGTAACTTACAAGCTGCTGCTGTAGGAAAAAATCGCATTATCAACGGAGCAATGGTTATTGACCAAAGGAACGCTGGTGCTAGTGTTACTCCTAGTGCTGGTTCGCTTACATATACATTAGATAGATGGAGTGCACAATATTCTGTTGGTTCTAAATTTAGCGTTCAGCAAAACGCTGGCTCTGTTACACCACCAGTAGGATTTACTAATTACTTAGGCGTTACTTCATTAGCGACTACTTCATTAGGTGCTGGCGATTATTACAATATTGCACAATCTATTGAAGGATTTAATGTTGCTGACTTGGGTTGGGGAACTGCAAACGCTAAAACTGTTACTTTGTCATTTTGGGTTAGAAGTTCTTTAACTGGAACTTTTGGTGGTGTATTAAGCAATTCTTCACAACTTCGTAGTTATCCATTTACTTATACAATTTCTGTTGCAAATACTTGGGAATACAAAACTGTAACGATTGCTGGTGATACTACTGGCACTTGGCTAACAACTAACGGCATAGGGCTGACTATTTGGCTTGGTCTTGGAGTGGGCACTACATATAGTGGAACGGCTGGTGCATGGTCAGGAAGCGTTTTACTTTCAGCTACAGGAGCAACATCCGTAGTAGGAACTTCAGGAGCAACCTTCTATATTACTGGTGTTCAACTAGAAGTAGGAAGCAGTGCTACTGGATTTGAGTATCGTATGTATGGTCAAGAGTTAGCTAACTGCCAAAGATATTTTTATAGAAAAACATCCGATACTGTTACTGATGCACTTGTTATTCCAGCCCCATATAATTTAACTGCAACAAATGCTTGGGCTGCTTGGTGGCATCCAGTAACAATGCGAGCAATACCAACATATTCAAATGGAGCTAGTTTTGCTGGTGGTTCTCCTGCAACAGTAAACCCTGGAATTCGTCACCTTATTATGCAATTTACTAATGGCACTTACTATATCCAAGGTACAACAACATTCGATGTATCTGCGGAGTTATGATTATGTATAAATTACTTATAAATCCAATGACAGGAAATCCACACAATGTTATTTTTAGGACAGAAGGTAATGCTTTTATTCCTATGGTAGAAGATAACACAGACTACCAAGCCTACCTCAAGTGGTTAGCACTTGGCAACGAACCAGAAAGTGCTGAATAATGCCTATCTCTAAGATTGAATCTGCTGGTTTAGGAGTTGGTACAGTATTACAAGTTGTTCAAACTACAAGCACAACTTTAGCTTCTACAAATTCAAATAGTTTAGTTGATTCAGGTATTAGTGCTTCTATTACACCTAAATTTGCAACTAGCAAAATTCTTGTTTGTTTAAGTATTCCAACTAGAAAGAACCTTGTTAATGGTATAAACATGGCTTTATATCGTGGAGGTAGTAGTATTACTGGTATTGTTTATGGTGGTGGATACAATGGTGGAACTTCAACAGTCAACAGCGTTGGGTATTCCTTAAACTATTTAGATTCCCCTGCTACTACATCAAGTACAACTTATAAAATTTATTTTTGCTGCACAAGCGGTGGTGGTGGAGGTGGCTCAAACTGCTCAATAAACCCTGATGGTGGTAGCAATGATATTACAACAATTACCTTATTGGAAATTGCACAATGATAGATATGACACAAGCTATATATAAGCTCTATTCGCAAGTAGTTACTATCATTGGCGATGTTGCTTACGATGTAAACGGTAATGTAGTTAATTATGACCTACAAGCCGTAACTGCACAGGCTGAAGCGGATGCTCAAGCAGCTATAGATACAAAGGCTTCTGCACTAGATAAACTAACTGCACTTGGTTTAACTCAAGCTGAAGTTAAAGCTCTCTTAGGACTATAAATGTCATATATCGGTAATCCAATAGTATCAACAGACTTTCCTAAAGATACCTTCTCAGGGAATGGAAGCACTACTGCTTTCACTATGTCTATTGCTCCTGCATCTGTCAATGCAGTTATCGTAGTAGTTTCTGGTATTACTCAAGACCCATCTACATACACTATTAGTGGCACTACTTTAACATTCTCTGGTGCTCCTCCTACAGGTACAAGTAATATCTCTGTAAGACACTTAGGTATTGCTGGTATTCCTAATGTTCCTAGTGCTGGTTCTGTTGTAACTAACTCTATTGCTGACTCTAATGTAACTGCTGCCAAGATTGCTGATGGTGTTATTACTCCTGCAAAACTAAGCACAGGCTATCCTTCTTGGGACACAAGTAATAACTTAACTATTGGCACAGGAGCTGCTTCTTCAGGAACAGTAGTACTTGGAGTTAAATGCGAATCCATTAATGGTGCTTTTGCTACTGTCAAAATAGGTCGTGGTAACTTTGCTGCTTATGGTGAATACAAATGGGATACAACTAATGATGCTGCAGTATGGACAAATAATGGTACGCAAATTATGCGTATTACATCAAATGGTTGTTTAATGTATGGTACTGGAACAACACAAAATCAAATAGGTTCAATTTCATTTAGTAACTCTAGTGATACTTCTAGTTATGGTGCTGCATTTTACATGAATACAGGGTATAATGGCACTCGAAACGCTATTTCTTTTGGGTACAACTCAAACGGTGTTGGTGCGATTGTAACTGGTACAAGTACCACTTCATACAATACATCTTCTGACTATCGTTTAAAAGATAATATTGTACCAATGACAGGAGCTTTATCTACTGTTGCATTGTTAAAACCAGTTACATATAAATGGAAACTTGATGGCTCTAGTGGTCAAGGATTTATTGCTCATGAATTGCAAGAAGTAGTTCCTGATGCCGTTAATGGTATAAAAGATGCAGTAGAAACTTACACAGATGAAAACGGGAATGAGCAAACTAGAATCAAGCCACAAGGTATTGACACTTCATTCTTAGTAGCTACATTAACTGCTGCAATTCAAGAACAACAAGCCATGATTGAAGAATTAAAAACTAGAGTAACAGCATTGGAGACAATATAATGGCTTTAACTAAAGTACAATCAGAGATGGCTGGTGCTGGTCAGGTCTTGCAAGTTGTTAGTGCTTCTTATTCAACAAGAACTTCTTATTCAAGTCCGGGTGGGTGGTCGGCAACTGGATTAACCGCCACAATTACCCCTAAATTTGCAACAAGTAAAATTTTAATATTAGTTACCCAACAAATGTATCAAAATGTTAGCAATAGTCAAAACAATGTGGGTATGGGTGTTCAAATTGTAAGAAATTCTACAGCTATTTGGTCAACCGCTGGAAACTATGGAGCAATTTATAACTACATTAGCGTTGATTCTGCTAGTGGCAGTAGAGAACAAGCGATTGTTCCATCTATTGTTTATTTAGATTCTCCAGCAACAACATCAGCAACTACATATTTGACAAATGGAATAATGGGTAATAGTGGTTCTCTTGTATTTCAAGATGATAGCAAAATATCAACTATTACATTATTGGAGATTGCGGCATGATTACCACTAAACAAATGAATGTAGTTTTTCAACTGTATCCTCAAATTAAAAAAATGATTGATGATACCGCTTACGATGCATACGGCAATGAAGTAGCTTACGACCTACAAGCCGTAACTGCACAGGCTGAAGCTGATGCACAAGCAATCATTGATACAAAGGCTTCTGCACTAGCTAAACTAGCTGCATTAGGTTTAACTCAAGATGAAGTTAAGGCTTTGGTAGGCTAACATGACAGATTCCGTAGAGCGTATAGCTGTGTTAGAAGCTGAAGTAGAAAAGCTACAGACTAGCCAGAAAGAGATACTAGAGTGCATCCATTCTGTTCGTGATGAGATGATGCGTTATAAAGGCTTTCTCGGTGGAGTAGCTTTCTTAGCTTCTGGTATCGGGATATTCTTAACAGTCTTCAAAGACTGGATTCTAAAACACTTTTAAAGGAAATATTATGCCAATGAAACCCGGAAGTTCTAAAAAAACTATTTCTTCTAATATCAAGAAAGAAATGAAAGCTGGTAAACCACAGAAGCAAGCTATTGCAATGGCTTTGAGCAGTGCAGGTAAAGCTAAGCCAATGGCTAAACCAATGAAGAAGATGGGTGCTAAGCGTGGCTACTAAGATGGGTTTGTATGCCAATATCGCTGCTAAGAAAAAGCGTATCGCTGCAGGATCTGGAGAGAAGATGCGTAAAGTAGGCAGCAAAGGTGCTCCTACTGCTCAGGACTTCAAAGACTCTGCTAAGACTGCAAAGAAGAAGAAATAATGGTTAAGAAGGCACATCAGAACCCTGAAGGTGGTCTCAATCAAAAAGGTAGAGATCATTACAACAAGACTACAGGCTCTAAGCTAAAGCCACCAGTGTCTGCTAAGGCTGCTGCTAAGTCGCCTAAAGCTGCTGGTAGACGTAAGAGCTTCTGTGCTCGTATGGGCGGTGTAGCTGGTCCAATGAAGGATGAGAAGGGTAAACCTACTCGTAAAGCATTGGCACTTAAAAAATGGGATTGTTAAGTTGAATGCCGGATCCATACGGAATCTCCGAAGGAGCAAAAGCCCTTAGCGGTAGTCTTGATAGCGGTCGTGAAGCTGCTAACAAACTATCTAAAAGCATTGAAGGTATACAACAAGACGCAGCCGATGTAGCACAGCGTCAAGCCACAGAAAGACGTAGAGCAGCTAGAGAAGCAGAGTTTAAGAAAGAAACTGCTTTAATCAAAGCACTAAACGACTGGAACCATAAAAAGCAGATTAGTGACCATGAAGCAAAGTTAAAAATAGACTTCATTAAGAAGCACGGTGCTAAAGAGTGGGAAGCGTTACTTAAGATTAAGTTAGATATAGAGAAAATGGAACAACAAAATAAAGAACAATATCAGCACGATATGAAAGCTGTAAAAAGAGTACAGTTGTATTGCTTTGCCTTGGCTGCGGTAATAGCTTGGTATTTAACTTGGGGTTATAAAATTTAAAGGTAGATTATGTTTCCATTAGATGCTTTACTAAACATTGGCGGTAAGATATTAGATAAGGTCTTTCCAGACCCTGCACAAGCAGAACAAGCTAAACTTAAACTATTAGAGATGCAACAGAATGGTGAGTTAGCTCAGATTAATGCTGACATGGCAGAGCAACACGAACTCACGGCTAGACTACAAGCTGACATGGTTAGCGATAGCTGGTTGTCTAAGAACATTCGTCCTATGACACTAATCGCTATTCTTGCTGGTTACTTTATATTTGCTGGCTTATCTGCTGCTAAGATAGATGTTACAGGCGAATATGTCCAGTTACTAGGTCAATGGGGTATGTTGATTATGTCCTTCTATTTCGGCGGACGTACTCTGGAGAAGATAATGGATATGAGAGCTAAGGACAAAGATGCAAATAAGTGAACACTTTAGTTTAGAAGAGTTAACTCATACTGATCATCGTCAGTTTGACAATACTCCTAATGAACAAGAACGTGAGAATCTAGGTCGTTTAGCTACTCTGTTAGAAAGAGTCAAAGAAGTACTAGGTGGTAAACCTATTATGATTAACTCTGCTTTCAGATCTAAAGCTGTGAATGATGCCGTAGGCTCTAAAGATACTAGTCAGCATCGTCTAGGATGTGCTGCTGACATTAGAGTCCCCGGAATGACTCCAGATGAGGTTGTACGGGCTATTATGGCTTCGGACATAGGGTACGATCAGATCATCAGAGAATTCAATGCATGGACTCATATAAGCGTTCCTAATAGCTTTACTATACCACCAAGAAATCAAGCTTTGATTATTGATAAGACAGGCACAAGAAAGTTTAGCTAAAGCTTGACATTTAGTATAAAATGTGTTAAAATAAGGACACCATGGCAACTCCAACGTACTTACAATTAGTAAATGATGTACTGATTAGACTTCGTGAGAACGAGGTCTCTTCTGTATCAGATAACGCTTATTCAAAGCTTATCGGTAAATTTGTAAATGATGCCAAGCGTCAGTGCGAAGATGCTTATAACTGGAATGCATTGTCAGAGACTTTATCTGCCACTACAGGTGCAGACATATTTAACTATGTATTAGTCGGTTCAGGTCAACGCTTTCGTGTAATTGATGTGATTGACGACACCAGTAAAAATATGCTGCAGTTACAGACTACAGCTCAGATGAACAAGCTTTTCTTGTTACAGGCAGCCCAAAAGGGTGCTCCGATCTATTACAACTTCAACGGTACAAATACTAACGGAGATACCCAAGTAGACTTATATCCAGTCCCTAACGGTGTATACAATCTTCGTTTCAACGTTATTAAACCACAAGTGCCTCTATCAGCTAACTCAGATCAGCTACTGATTCCTTCAGAGCCAGTCATCTTTAATGCTGTGGCTCGTGCCATGGGCGAGCGTGGTGAAGACGGTGGTATTGCTTCTAATGAAGCCTACGCAATGTACAAAGCTTCTCTAAGTGACGCTATCTCTCTTGAGAGTGGTCGTTATCTTGAAGAGATGGAGTGGACAGACTAATGGCTGAACAGTTACTTACTGGTTCAATCCAAGCTCCGGGGTTCTCCGGACTTAATATTCAAGATGCTTCAGTGCAGCTTACAAGTGGATATGCATTAGAAGCGTTTAACTGCGTCATTGATAAATATGGTCGTATTGGTGCTCGTAAGGGTTGGGCAAAGTTAAACACCACAGAAATTACATCTACTCCAGCAGTAAGAACAGTATTTGAATTTGTGAAGTCTGATGGTAACGTAGTATTTAGTGCTGCTGGTAATAAGGTTTATACAGGTACAACTACACTGACGGCAGCTATTAACGGTACAGTTACTAATTCCTCTGGTTCAGGAACAGTTGCTTACACTATCAGCGATGACAACTGGCAGGTTGCTAGTATGCCTTATGATAATAGTGGTAATACTTCTGCTCATGCTATATTTGTTCAAAGTGGACATCCAACACTAGTATACCATAAATTACCTTCACCCGGATCAGGAGCTACATTAACAGTATCTTCAGTTAACGGAGCAGGACATGTTACAGGAATTGCTGTAACTAACGGAGGAACTAACTGGTATGTGGGTGAAACAGCCACAGTAACTGGCGGTTCTGGAAGTGGAGCAACTTTTACTGTATCTACTGTAAGCGGAACAACAATAACAGGTGTAAGTATTACTACAGCAGGTTCAGGTTATACTGTTGGTAATGTATTAACTTTAGTAGACACTAGTCCAAAACACAACCACACAGGTTCTTATGGTTTTCAAAGATTAGGTGATATTGCAACACTACCGACAGGATATTCTGTAACTAGTTTTACACCTAACTGTGCTATGACAGCTTACGGTCGTTTATGGACTGCTAATATTGCAGGTGACAATCAAACTGTTTATTTTAGCGACTTACAGAATCCAGCTAACTTTACTACAGGTACGTCAGGTTCATTAGACATCAGTACAGTTATTCCTACTGGTGACGGTATTACAGCAATTGCAGCACATAATGGTTTCTTAATTATCTTCTGTAGTCGCAGTATCTTGGTCTATGCTAATCCTAAAGATCCAGCAACAATGACATTGCAGGATGTGATTAAAGGTGTTGGTTGTATTGCTCGTGATTCAGTAGCATCGGTGTTTGGTTCAGACATTATGTTCTTATCTGAAACTGGTGTTCAGTCTCTTGGTCGTTTGATTCAAGAAAAGTCCATGCCACTACGTGACGTATCGAAGAACGTACGTGATGATTTAATTGCTAACGTATCTACAGAGACTTTAAAGAATGTTAAAGCTGTGTATTTTGCTACTGATGCTTTCTATTTATTATCTTTACCTTCAGTAGGTTTTACTTATTGTTTTGATACTCGTGGTGTACTAGAGAATGGTGCAGCGAGAACAACAATCTGGAAGAATATTAATCCTACAGCGTTTCATGTAACAGAAGACAGAAAGCTTTATGTTGGACAGCGTGGTTACATTGGTAACTACACAGGCTATCAAGATAATGGTGCTGTGTATCGTTGGTCTTACTATACTAACTACTTTGACTTTGACCAGCCAACAGCCATTAAGATTCTTAAGAAATTAGGATTGGTAGTTATTGGTGGAGGTAGTCAGGTTGTGTCTATTAAGTGGGGCTTTGATTACACCAACAACTATAACAGCAGCACAATTGTATTAGCACCTATTTCTGTAGCTGAATATGGTATTGCTGAGTATGGTATCGCAGAATACGCTAACGGTATTGCCTTAGATACATTAAAGTTTAATGCGTCAGGTTCTGGAATCGTATTACAAATTGGATTTGAGTCAGATATTAACGGATCTCCGCTGTCTGTTCAAAAAGTAGACGTAGCTATTAAAACAGGAAAGAATTTATAATGTCTGATTATTCAAAATCAACTAATTTTACAACTAAAGATACACTCCCTACTGGCAATGCTGGTAAGATTGTTAAAGGTACTGAGTTAGATACTGAGTTTACAGCTATCTCTTCTGCTATTGCGTCTAAAGCTGACATCTCTAGTCCTGCTTTATTAGGAACACCTACTGCTCCTACAGCAACTTCAGGTGCAAATACAACTCAATTAGCTAACACAGCGTTTGTTAAAGCAGCTATCGATACACTTGGTTTAGGCAATATGTCTACACAAGCTAAGACTGCTGTAGACATTACTGGTGGAACTATTGTCGGTATCACTGACTTAGCTGTTGCTGATGGTGGCACAGGTCGTAGTACTTTAACTGATAAAGCAGTTCTTATCGGTGCTGGCACAAGTGGTATTAACTCCGTAGCTCCGGGTACTAGCGGTAATGTTTTAAAGTCTGATGGAACTAACTGGACTTCTGCAGCACAGGCGACGGTTGCTGGTTTAGGTTTAAATGGTGAAGTTTGGAATGATGTTGCTGGTTCAAGAGGTTTTGGATCTACTTACACTAACTCTCGTAGTTATCCTATTGCGGTATCTGCTACAGCAACTTGTGCTGTAACATCAGAAATTCATGCTTATGTTGATGGTGTTTTGATTGCTTGGTATCAGTGGCAGTTTAACGGATGTGGCTCTTACGGTGGTACATTTATTATTGTTCCTCCCGGAAAGACATATCGTTTAGATAGCGGTCAAGGTGTCTATCAATGGAAAGAATTATACTAAGGATAAATAATGAGATATTTTAAAGACCAAACAAACGAAGTTTTTGGATATGACGAAACAGAGTCATCACAGTTACCTTATATTGCGACTGCTATTAGTAACGGCTGGACAGAAATTACTGGTTCATTTCCTCCGGCTGAGACAAAACAACAAGCTCAGAATCGTTTAACACCTGCAGTAACTTCTGCAATTAATGACGGAGCACAGTCTTGGGGTTATGACAGCATAGAGTCTGCTGTGTCTTATGTTACTAGCTCTAACGCACAATATGTCGCAGAGGCTCAAGCAATGAGTCAATGGAGAGATGATGTTTGGGACTGGGCTATTCCTAAACTAGCTGCAGTGACTCCCAATACAACTGCTGGTGAGTTCTTAGCAACAATGCCAGAAGTACCAACTAAGCCTTAATGATAAAAGTACCAGTAGTCATTCGTGAAGACTACACAATGTTGTTAGAGTTACACGATAACTTAATTTGGTTCCACACAGATATACGTAAGTGGACACCTAAGATAAAAATAAAGTATCTTGGAGACTTACACTTATTACAGCATTTAGTAAGTATTCCATTAGTAGCGTTGGTACATGAAGACGATACTAAGTTAGCAAAGTTTGGAAGAACAATTGGTTTTGAATTTAAACAACCTTTTTTAGGTCAGGATAATAAGATGTATCACATATATAGTAGGAGTCTATAATGGGTCAAGTAGCTCAAATCGCTGGACCACTATTGTCAATTGGTGGTGGTTTAATTAGTGGCTCTAAGGCTGCTGACGCTGCTAAAGGCAAAGCTGAAGCACTTCGTGCTGCTGGTCAGTTATCTTACGACAGAGCGAAGTTTAATCCAATTGGAATTAAGACTAACTTAGGTCAGTCTCAGTTTACAATGGGTCCTGATGGACAACTAACTGAAGCAGGATACTCTTTATCTCCTGAGTTACAAGCTATTCAACAACGAGTCATTGGTGGTGCTGGACAGTATGATCCGTATCAGATTACTAACATGGCTCAGTCCTTGTTTGGTGGAGCCAATAAAGCTTTTGGAATGGCAGATCAGTATCTGTCTACATCACCTGAGCAAGCTCGTCAAGATTACATCAATACACAAAGAGCTGCTTTAGCTCCGGGTCGTGAACAAGATTTAGCAAACATCCGTAATCAAGTATATCAAACAGGTCGTGCTGGTTTATCTACTGGTGGAACAAACGCTGGTGGTATGATGCAGTCTAATCCTGAACTACAAGCTTACTACAATTCTCTCGCTAAACAAGATTTAGCTCTTGGTACACAAGCAGAGAATGCAGCACAACAACGTCAGACATTTGGTTTGAACTTGTTTGGTACAGGCGGTGGTTTATTGTCTCAGAATGCTGCTATTGGAGCACAAGCATACAACCCATTAACTGCTGGACTAAACCTTGCAAATACAATCGAAGGTTACGGTCAACAACCTTTTGCATTAAGTCAAGGTTTAGCTACAAACCAGTCTACTGCTAACGCTAATGCTGGTCGTCTATACATGGAGCCACAAGCTGCTGCTGCTAATGCTTATGCACAGTATCAGGGTTACAGTCCAATGGGTGCTGCTCTTAGTGGTGCTGGTTCTTCTTTAAGTGGAATGGGTGGTGGTGGCGGAAGCGGTGGCTTTGGTAGTGTTGGTAGTTGGTTTGATAACATGATGGGTAACCAATCTACAGCAGCAAGATACAACACTAACGCTGGCTCACAACAAACAAGTATGTTAGCAGAACAAGAAAAAGGATTTTGGTAAATCATGGCTACTAATTCAATCGTAGGCGGTTTATTTGGTGCAGATCCAGCAGTATTACAAGCACAGCAACAACAAGCAGACATGCAGAATGCTGCTGCGTATGCTCAGATGGATCCAATGCAAAGAGCTAACGCTAGTATCTATCAAGGATCTGCAGGTCTAGCTCGTCAAGCTGGTGGTCTTTTAGGTCTTCAAGACCCTATGCTGGCTCAAGCTACAGAGTTAAAGCAGATTGCTAGTCAGTATGATATTTCAACACCAGAAGGCTTGACTCAGTTAGCTCAGGCTATTCAGGGTAAGTATCCACAGCAAGCACAACAAGCTATTGCTGCTGCTCAGAAGATGAAACTAGATCAAGCAACTATCTACCAGAAGACTGGTGAGAATTTGAACTCGTTGATTGCTTCAGGTAAATACACACCTGAGTCTCTTGCTAAGTATCAACAAACACGCAATGCTGGTGATCTAGTTCCGTTTGTCGCTGCTGAGAAAATGGGTGAAGGAACTATTAAAGAAATAGCTACTGCAGAAAAGAACAACACTATTCTTACAAATAGTAATGCTAAACTAGATAGTTTAATTACAGACGTAGAAAACGGAGACATTCAGTTTGGTTTAGGTTCTCGTGCTGTAGCAATCGGTCAAAGATTTACCGGTACTCAAGATGCAAATACACGTAAATTGGACAGCTTGTCTAAGTTTATGGAAACAGAACGTAACAACATTTTGTTAGCTGCAAAAGGTACACAGACAGAAGGTGACGCTACACGTGCAATGGATCAGATCATTAAGAGTACTGATCTGAATAACCAAGAGAGTGTCGCTCAAGCATTGAGAGATTTGAAAGCATACAAAGAATCACAGATTGCAGGAAACAATGCTTTTATTAGTTCTTTACAAGGAACACGTAAACTAGGCGGTGCTGCTACAACCAACACAACACCACCAGCAGCTACGGGTGAATATGCTGACGACTACAAGAAATATGTAGCTAAATATGGTAATGTATTATCATACGCAGCCTACGCTGCTAAACGTAAACAAGCTGCACAATAAGGAGTTTTAATGGCTCAGTATAAGTCAAAAGAAGAAGCAGGAAAAGCTCTATCCGCTAAGTTGCAAGCTAAAGGTCGTGAATTACTTCCTATCTACGATAGCAAAGACCCTAAAGATATTGCTAAAGCAGATAAATTAAAAGCTGAAATTGGTGCTATTCAGAATCAGTTAATGATTAACAGTGGTGGTGTTGGTGCTTTTGGTGGAGGTATTGCTAAAGGTGTGACTAGTGTTGCTACAGCAATTCCTGACATTCTTACAATGGGTAAGAACCTATTTACTAAAGAGCAGACACCTTTAATTGGTGACATACTTACTCCGGGTTTAGAATCAACATCTAAAGACTCTGCTTTGTTGTTTGGTGCTGGTAAAGGTATTGGTAGTTCGTTAGGTTTAGGTAGAAAATTAACTGGTTTAAACATCGGTGCTAACGTTACTGATGAAACACTATTTGGCGGAACCCCTGTAGCTCAATCAGTATTGGCTGTAGGTACTTTAGGTAAGGGTGGTTTTGATCTTGTGCGTAACATGCAGAAGAACAAACAAGTTAAAAACTTGATGAACCAGCTTGGACCTGAAGAGCAGAATGCATTACAGCAATTTATGCTAAAAGGACAATCATCTAGCGATCCTGTCGTGTCTGGAATGGTTGCTAAGTTACGTCAGAATCCAAAGTATGCTGAGCTGTTTAACGTACTAGAAGCACAGGCTACTAAAGCTTCTACAGCAGGTGCTCGTGTTGAAACTAGAGCTGGCTATCCAAAAGAAGATGCTGGATCAGCAATCTTTCAAGCAGTAGATGGTAAAGTTCAGCAATTACGTGAGAATATTACAGTATTACCCCAAAGTAAGTTTGATGCTGCTAAGAAGATGGGCGGTAACAACGACATTCTGATGACAGATAATACTGTCAAGCAGCTTGATAATTTAATTGAAACATACGGTAAAAAAGGCACAGACGATTCCAAAGCTGCTGTGGCATTCTTACAAAGATTTAAAAATCAACTAACCACAGTTACATCTGAGGCATCACCTTCTGCAGCATCCGGTGTAAATAGACAGCTTGTTCAAACAGAAGCAGGATTAATGGTTGCACCCGGTGCGGTTGCTGACATTCCTGCTGGTACAGTAGGCACTACTTCTAAGATTTCAGTAGAAAAGATGCAAGCGTTGTTACAAGAGTTTGGCTCACAAGCTAAGCAAGGTGAGTCTTTAATTACTGATGTATCTTTAGGTACACAGAAGCAAATCGCTACAGCTATTTTTGGTGGTCTTAAAGACGATCTGAAACTAACAGCACAAGAGTCTACTGTTCCACGTATTCGTGAACTATCTCGTATACTTGAAGGAGCACGTGGTGATGTTGCTAAAGCTTACGGAGCATACGGAGATTTTATTGCACAAGGTCTTCCAGCAAAGTTAAAAGATACACCTTTGAATGCGATTGATACTGAAACATTATTACAAACTATTAAAGGTCTGTCTAATGCACAACGTGATAAATTAGCCGGTGTTCTACAAAACACTGCACCGGAAGATCTAAAGCGGATCCGTCAAGTAATGTATGATGACTTTACACAATCTGCTAAGACAACTCTGCCTGACGGAACAACAGGTGTAGACTTAAAACTGTTGGCAAATAAGTTTAATATGTTAGATGAGACTGATCGTAAAGCATTCGCTTTTGCTGTCGGTACTAACATTGATGATTTCTCTGGTCGCATGAAGGATGCTGAGAACTTCTTTAAGTATCAGCAAAGATACGGACAAGCCGTAGAAGGTGGAGATGCTTTAAATGCAAAGACTGTAGATGCTGTATCGTCTGCTGCTGCGGTAGCCCTTGGATACGGTCCTGCTAAAGCTGTTAACTTAACTGGTCGTGTAATCAATAGACTTAAAAACGGTTTAACTGAAGAGGAAACTCTTAATCTGTTAATGGGTCCAGAGACTAAGGGTATCTTACGTGATGTTATTAAGAACCCTAACAGTGTTGAAACATTAAACAGAATTGAAACTTCTTTGTTTAAACCAGCAGCCTCAACGATTCGTCAAGGTGCTCAAATAGGTGTTACAGGTGTTGAAGGAATGCCTTCTAACGTAGCTCCTGTAGACGGTAAGCCGTTACAAAACAAAGCTGAGCCTTGGGACATCGGTGCTCCTACAGAGGCTCCTGCAGCCCCTAAGAGTGGCTCAGGCGAGGCTTGGGATTTAGGTGCTCCTCAGCAATTCTCACAAAGCGATATTGAACAGCAAATTCGTGCGGAGGCAGAGAAGCAAGGCTTGGGAAAGTATAGTGACCTGCTTGTTCGTCAAGCAAAGCAGGAATCTAATTTTAATCCTTATGCAACATCTCCTAAAGGTGCTGGTGGTATTTTCCAACACATGCCAGCCACTGCTAAAGAACTAGGTATTGATCCGTACGATCCGACACAAAGCATTCAAGGTGGTGTTAAGTACATGGGTCAACTACTAAACAAGTACCAAGGAGACCAGACAAAGGCTCTAGCAGCTTACAACTGGGGTATGGGTAACGTAGATAGGCAAGGACTTGAAAAAGCTCCTGCAGAGACGCAGAACTACCTAAAGAACATCTTAGGGGTATAAAAAGAAAGGGACTCGAAAGTCCCTTTTTTGTTACTCGAAGTCTACATCATCTTCGTGTGGTTTGCTAAAGATTATCCTAAGTACTCCTAGGTCGATAGCAAAGTGTGCTTCATCATCCCAGTCAGGGACGTACTCAAATCCAACACTAAAGCCACAAATCCAATGGAACATAATAATCATATTGAACATCCTCCGGCTGTACAGGACAGCATTTGTGCTCCTTCGACATTATCGTCGTACTCCTTAAAGTTCTCCCAGTCTACTGTAGTCGGTACTAATGACTTCAATCGATTGAAAGTTTCCACATCACATTCCTCGTAAGGTGCTTGCTTGTATGTACCACCATCCATCGGTAGGAATGATACACCAGTGACTTCATCAAAGTGCTTGAATGTCCATGCTCCGACATCCATCCATTCGTTCTCTAACACAGAGATGGTTACTGAAGGCTTATGCTCACAGTAGTGACGCTGAAACAGTAACCACAACTTCAAGTGTTGAATAGCAGACAAGTCTTCACGCAACAAACCACCTTCAGCAACTTCTACAGGGAAACTAAATACTGTAGTTGATTCTGGCTTCATCACGCAAGGCTCTGCAACAAAACCAGCTTGAATCATAAACTGTGTTAACGGGTCTTTATTGTCAGCACGAACACGTCTAATATAATACTTACTATGTTGAGGATGAATACCGCTTGCAGTAGAACAGAGTTGAGAAACAGTTCCTTCAGGCTTAACGGCAGTAACAGCAACAGACTGGTTAATGCCAATACTGTTAGCATATTCAGCGTTCGTAGCAATAGCAATATCACGTAGTGCCTCCAATCGAGCAGGTAATCCTTCATCATCAGGATTGTTAAGTAAAGTGTTATCGCAGATACCGGTCATTGATACACCTAAGAGTGCTTCTTCTTCTGTATTCTTCTGCCACACTTTACGCAAGTAAGGGAAGTCTGTTAACGACGCTTGAAAAGTTCCAAGAATTGTAGCAAGCCTAATCTTATTAGCAATACTATCTTCAGTGTCAGTAGAGCGAATGATGCAAGAAGACAAATTACAGAATTGATAAGGACGTAGAATGATTTCTGAACAGGGATTGGTTCCGAATTCATAGGTCGCATCACGTCGTCCATTCTTAGCAGCTTGCACCTGAGAAGCATCACGATTGAAGATTCCACGCTCTCCGCTATGTGATTCATATATTGAACTCCATTCTCTCATAAATTGACCAACATAAGGTGTCTCAGTGTACGTAGCAGAGTTGTTAGCTAATGCACGTTGACCTTGACCATCCCACCAATTACCTGCTTTAGCATGAGCCATCTTATCGTCTGATAAGTCTGACAAGCTAATCATTGCACTCCGTCTGACTCCACCCACAACAACAACTTCCCCGATTTTGCACAGAATATCATGACACTCAAGGGAAGACAAACGGCGACCAACTGCTCCTTTAAACTTGGTAACGCAAAACTTATAAAGTTCTTCCAAAGGACCGGGTCCAGATGCTCTTCCGCCGAACGTTTTAAGACGTGCTCCTGCAGGACGAACTCGTGATACGTCAAACTTTGGAATCTCGCCAGCGTACAGAAGAG